TTAATGATTGCTTTAATTAGTAATGAACAGTTAGAAGGAATGAATCAAATAATGGTAAAGCAATTGAAGAATCGTTATAATGATCCAAGTAATAATAAACGGTTTGTCGTTGGAGTAGATAAATCTAAGATGCGTTTATATGATGTTGCTGACCCAACTCAAGATATATTAGATGATTCTAAAATAGCAGGAGCACAAGTGGGTAATAGTGATGCCATGCATAACATTGGTAAGAACGTAGACTTCTCTGGTTTTAAAGTTTGAAACTTTATAAATAACTAAAATTACTATTACACTAAATGGATATTAACAAACTAGGATTTAAGGATTTCGTATTAACTGAAGGTATTTCATCAGGCTCTATTGAGAAAGCTACCTTTTTAATGATTAAGTATTTAAAAAAGAAGACGGGTTTAAACCTTTTCGCAATGCCAGAACTAGAGCAATATAAAGGATCTGCTGGTAAAGGATTTGGTTTACGTTTGTTCGCTAATAAGAAGGGTATATCCGTTCGATTAAACTTCTCTTCAACAAGAGCTCAAACGAATGCATTAACCGGATTTGATGTTTGGTTAGGAGACGGTAAACCATCAACACGAGTTGAGTTTGCTAATATGACAAGCGTTGTTAAAATCCTTCCTATTGTTGCTGAAATCATTAATAACAAAGGTTCAAACAGTAAAGTAGTTTATACTATTCCAGATGGAGTTCCTTTAAATGAAGGATACGCATATGGAACAGATTCCATTCTTTTAAAAGAAGCAGCGGGAGCTGGTGATGTTCCTGCAATGTTTGACGATATTGTTGATATGATTGTATCTCCTAACTTTTCAAAAGGGAAGATCTATAGGAAATATAAAAGTGCTGGAGTTAAAGTATTCGAAGCTCTTGAAGAAGTATATCCAAAAAACATTACCAAGCAAGGCGTTAAATATGTATTTGACGGAAAGCCCGCTGTAGTACAAAAGATCAAGAAAGATAAATCTAAAATTCTTGAAATGATTGGCGCTAACGAAGGTAAAGTAACTAAAGGGAGTGCTAAAGAAACATATGCTGATAATTCAAATGCAGATGAGCTTTTAAATGATAGAGAACGATTAAGTTTTGAAGCTCAGTTAGAAGATCTTGAGAATCTATTGAAACTAACCGTTAATGGCGCAGCGAACGCAATCTTTATTGCTGGGCGTGGCGGAGTTGGTAAAACATTTACAACCGAAAAGATTCTTGGTGAAATGGGTTATAGAGATGGAGCTGGTTACTTTAAGAACACTGGTTCTGCTAGTGCGGCTGGTATGTATTCCCTCTTATTTAAATATAAGAATGATATTATCTTCTTTGATGATAGTGACGATGCTCTTAAAGACCAAGAAAGCCGTAACCTTTTAAAAGCTGCAACCGATACCAAAAAGATTCGTAAACTCGTTTGGAACAAGATGGGTAAGAATGTTGCAGAGCCTGATGAAATGACTGACGATGAAATCCTTGATGCTGGATTAATTCCACGTTACTTTGAATTCACGGGCAAGATCATCTTTATCTCTAACCTTAAGATGAACAAGCTTGATCCTGATGGCGCACTAAGAACTCGAGCATTTATTATTGATATTGATCCAACCGAAGGCGAAATTTACGACTTTATGGATAAGATTGTCGGTAAGATTTCTTTAGAAGAAGGTTTAACTCTTGATTTAACAGAACGTAAACGAGTAGTTGATCTATTAAGAAAAGGAAAAAGTAAGCAATCATCAAACCTTCGTAAGCTATCCCGTGGTTTAAATATGGCCGCTGGAGCTTTAAAAGCAGGTGTTGCCGTTGCCGATAAAGAGTTGGCTCGTATGATTGAAATTTACGCTTAATAAATAATAATATGAAATCATTTCAAACTTTCTTAATTGAGGGAACCAAGTTAACTCCCCGTGAATTAAAAAAACCAGCTACTGGAGGGCCGAACTCTGGAGTTTCTCGCCTTGAAATTCTTTCTAATAAAATTAGAAAACAAGAACCTTTAACTTTAGCAAATGGTAAAACGTTTATTGTGACTGATACTGCTGGAGCTTTATCTTCTATTGAACAATTTAGAAAAGACGGAATGGCTTTTAAACTAATTGGAAAAAGCGGATCGGAAATTTCATCGTCGGATCTATTAAAAACGCTTGAGTTTGGTGGTGGTACTGGAGCTGGTGGTGGAACAAAAAATACAGCAATTGGAGAATCTGCTCAATGTGTATGGATGGCCGCAATGGTTGAAATTGGATATGATAAACCAATTGAAAGTTTTACTGATGAAGTATTAACTAAAGCGTTTAAAAAGGTAAGTGTTGGAAAAACTTCGTTAAAAGATATTTTAAGTATTGATGAGAGTTGGAAAACATCCTCATATTTAACAGCACACTTCGCAATTAAAGAGCGTCTTATTGAAAGAGATATGACTTTTCATAGAGATGATTCTCTTATGAAAGAAATTTATAAAGCTAAAAACACAGCTTTTAAAAATAACGATTTTAAACCACTTACAGATGATAAATGGAACCCAGGCGATATTTGGGTGGCTGATTCTGACTTTAAATTATCAGAATTAAAAACTTATACACTAGAAGGATTTAATGATGATATACTCGACTTATATTTACAAAAGAGACTTGTTGGTATTTCATTAAAGAAAGTTTCTAAAGCAGTAAAAGGAGTTGAAAAAAATGTTACTCGTCCACCAGAAACTGAAGATTACACATTTGTAGCAGGCCATATTAAAGCGTTAACACGAGGAGAATGGTATACAAGTAAAACTAATTATATTACTTATATGGGCGGGCAACTAGATATTAGAGCAAACACCGGTTTTGGTTCTCATAAAGTAGAAATTAAAGGTAAAGGCGCCAGAGGAGGCGGAGCTTCTTGGGGCGTTATGTCTGATGCTGCTAAAAGAATTTATCGAAAAGAACTTCCAAAAAATAATAAAATGAAAAAAGATGCTAAACTAATAGCATCTGGTGATAAAAGAGCAGTTCAAAATTTTACTAAGTTATTACAAACCGTGGATAAAAAAATATCCAATGCAGAAGTAATAGAAAAATTAGCAAGTCTTGGCAAAAACGCTGATATATGGGTTCACGGTAAACTAGGTGGCCTTTATGTATTACAATTAATATCAAAAGGTGGCCAAAAGGCAAATAAGTTTATTACTCAGATAATTAACTATGCTGGTAGTTCTACTTCAGACTCAAGCGCATATATTATTCTAAAAGAGAAATAATATTATTAGTATCAAATGAAGATATTAACATTCATACTAATAGTTATAGTACTAACCTCATGTGGCATTGCGCCTCCTGAGTGTATGATTGGGCATTAATTAATCTTCGACCCAAACCGCGGCCAAAGATACTCGAGCAAGACTTTCAGTTGATTGCACAATAAATGAAATGCTGCTATTTGGTGGAACTACAATTCTTAGATCCCCAAGATTAATCGAAGAACTTCCCCCGCCAGGTACTTCAAACATGTAAATTGGCAGATTGTTGTCAACTGTTGTGCTTACATCTCCTATAGTATCTGAATAATATACAGATGAATTTTCCTCGCTTCTTGTGTTATACTCAAGCTCAGGTAATCCATTAAAATTATAATATACTGATACAAGTACAGGCGTTCCAGCTGGATTTGTTAAGAATGCCGAATTAATATTTTTTAATAAAACTTCTCTAGTATTAATTTTATTCTTATAAATTAATCTATTATGTAAAGTTAATACATGATGATAATCATCTGCAGATAAGTTAGGGTTTTCATCATATGTAATTGATGTAGCAGTTGGCAGTTTTGTATTTTCTATTAAACCTTCAATTGCGCCTAACATAGAACCACCTGATACATAAACATCAGTTCCAGTTCCACCTAAACTTGCAGCAATCCATCCAACCTTTAACGATGGGTTATCAACGTGAACATCATCATAATTATTTGCATATTTTATTTCATGGAAAACAATCATGTCTCCATTTAACGGGTTTTCAATAGAGAATCTAATTTGCCCAGCACCAAGCCATCTAAAATTAATTTGGAAAACGTTTAATTTAGTTGGATTTAATATTGCTCTACTATAACCATTACCATCAAGAGTATCACCATTAAAGTCTTCTTGGTATGTCCAATTATTAGTATGATTTACACCACCTTGAAGAACTGAAAGAGTAGCAGTAACGCCAGTTGAATCTGTATCAGAAAAAGAAAATGTTCCGGTTTTAGGCCCAACCCCAGTTGATAAAAAACAAACTTTATCAGCAACATATTCTAAAATCCAAAAATCACTTATAATACCATGATGTATTTTTCTTGCCACATCATTGGCAGTATCTCCTGCTAAGACTGCAATAACAAAATCTTCATCATTTAATGTTACGGTAATATTTCCAGATGTTGTGGCTGAATTACTAATAACAATATTATGAATATGGGCTTTACCTTTATTCTGTAAAAGAACTCCAAATTTATCACCATCAAAGCCAACCTGTATAGCTTGCTCTTGCGCAAAGAATCCCGCTCTTTGAGTATAACCGATGGCTCCTTCTGTAAATTGAGCAGTGAACCGTGTTAACGCGCCCTGCCCTGGTCTATATCTTACTGCTCTTTTTGATCTAATAACGCCATAACCACCCAATGAAGTTCCGGTTCTACATTCTAGTAAAGTGTTTGAGGCTATTGCAGATCCACTCTCAGATTCATAAGACTCAAATAGTCTTTCATCTAAACCATATAAACCATCCAATTGAAATACCGGCGTAATAGGAACACTCACATGTTCTCCAAATACGCTTACTGCTGAAGCGCTTGATGTTTTAACTGGATTACCATATTCATCAACCGCTAATGACGCCTCAAAAAGCGAGGTATTATCATTAAGATAATTTTGAGAGGTTCTATTCCACTGGGCCATACTTTTATTTATACAAATAAATAACTTTATGAAGAGGATACGGGTATATGGTTGTTTGGACAAACCTAAGTTAAAAAAAGAAATACGTGAAGCTGCGTCTCTTTTTATTCAAGATCTTTTACCACGTAAACGCAAGTATGATATAACAATAACAATATCTTCAGGTTTATCTAAAAAAGTAGGATCCTTTGGAGAATGCTGGTCATGGTCTCGTAATGAATATACAGTTAAGATCGACGGATCTCAAACAAAGGAAAATATTTTTAAAACACTTGCTCATGAATTTGTACACGTTAAACAATTCTCAGTTGGAGAATTAAAATTCTTAACTAAATTTGATGTTTGGCAAGGAACCGTATATTACCATGGAGCTAAATACGAAACTCTTCCATGGGAAAGGGAAGCAACTCAATATGAAAAAATTCTATATAACAAACATATTGTCAATAAAAGACAATTATAAATACTAAATAAATGAAGTCCTTTAAAGAATATATTGGTGAAGCTGCTAAAACACAAAAGCAGTTCATTGCTCACCTTGATAAAATGCCACCACTCAAATTTCTTGAACTTGCAAAACGTCTTGATAAAGAAATGGGCGGTGTTCTTTCAAAGGATAATGCTGAGATCAGAGAGAAGATGGATGGTTCAGCTCTTCGTATTGGTTTAGATGAGAAGGGGCGATTCTTTGCTCAAACTTCTACATCGCCTTCATTTTTTAACTTTGGCGATTTTAGAAAGCGTTTTTCTAAGCATGGTGAAGAAGCCGCACTTATGGGAGACAAGTGGGATGATATTTTTAAAATGATAAAGAGTGACTCCAAGGTTAATGCCATTCTTAAAAAGTATAATACTAAAAACGGTATTAAGGTTGTTGGAGAGATTATGTATCCTCCTCTTGGTATAGATCTAATTGATAAAATGCGATTTATTCGTATTGATTATGAGAAGAAAAAATTAGGTTCTGATTATACCTTTGTTCCTTTTTATGTTATGGATAATGAAAATAATGTCCATCCGAAAGAAAAAGAAATCTTTAAAGAACTATACAAGATTTCAAATTCTAAACGCAAGTATGTTAATACCGTTGTTTTAAAGGATAGAGACATTAATATTAAAACGGATTTAAGTATTGTAAACAACGATCTTGTTAAGAAATATAAGAATTTAAACGCTGTATTAATATCAAGAAAACATATTGATCGTGAGTTAAAGGAAAAAATTAAAAACGAAATTTTACTTTTACAGCGTAAACTGGCCGCTAAAATACTTTCATATGTTGATGGCGGTTTATTAGGAAAAGATTTTGAAGGTATTGTAATTAAACTTAGTGACGGATCACTAATCAAAATTATTTCTGATAAGTTTAAGAACACAACCTTTGATAAAAACCGTTAATAAATAATAATATAATGCTAGCATATAAACAATTTTTAGAAAATAAACGGCAGCTGTCTGAAGGTGGTAACGCTGTTAAAGGAGTCGGACCGATTAATCAAGAGAATTCTATTCCTACATATAATAAAATTCTTAGTGAGTTTTTGCCAAAGCTTAAACTTAAAGATAAGCATGTAGCGAGTCTTGGCTCTACTGGTAAAAAAGGACCAAAGCAAACCTCAGGCGATATTGATATTGCTCTTGATGCTACCGAGCTTTTAAAATCAAATAAGATTGACACATATGCAGATCTAATGGATTTTATTGTTGTTACAGTTAAATCTTTAGGATATGATTATAAAGATATGCGTAGTATTGGTATTGTTAGTATTGCATATCCAATTGTTAATGACGATAAGTTACAAGCAGATAAACTTGTTCAAGTAGACTTTATGGTTGTTGAAAATCTTAAACATGCAACATGGGCTTTTCACAGTCCTTCATATCTTGAGTCCAATCTAAAGGGTTTATATAGAAACGAATTAAACTTTGCTGTCGCTAAATATGCTGGATTTAAAGTAACTGAAAGAAACAAAGAAAGCAAAGAAGCCGTTACATGGCAGCGCTTTTGGTGGGATATTAAACGAGGCTTAAGTAAAGGAACACAAACTCGATTAAGTGCAAAGACTGGTAAAATTGTAAAAGGCACTAGACCGTTAACAAAAAACGATATTTCTGATGAGCCTGATGATATTGTTAAGTTCCTATATGGAGAGAAATATAAAGCAAGAGATATTTTAACTTTTGATGATGCTCTTAATGCTATTATGAGTAATGATTTTCCTTATAAGAAACAAAGGAAGACTATTTTAAAAGCTGCATCCGAATCTATACAAAAGAAAGGCTTCCCTATTCCGAAGCAAATGGCCAAATATATATAACATATAACAAACGATGGAAGAATTTCAAAAAAACGATATGGCTGAAGGCCGCTCATGGAAATCTATAGGACACTATACCGCAGATGGTAAAGAGTGGGCTGGAGATCAACATGCGCATAATGGTCAAATAATGACTGGTAAGACGCATGATAAAAATAGTGTTTACTTATATCATTATAAAGAATTATCTGCTGAAGTGAGAAAAAAAATCGATGCAGAAATTGAAGAAGCAGAAAAGGATTTACGCTTACGTGACCTTGAAGTTGTTGATCCAACCGATGGCAGTTGGGGCGATGAAATGGGCTTCTTAAATCGTCGATATATGAAACGTCATAATTCGTATGTTACTGAAGATTCCGAAGACGAATGCTATAGTGAAGCGTTAACTGCTATTCAACGAATTAAGCGTAGAGCGATAATGCGTAAAAGCAAAGCGGCTATTGCTCGTGGCCGACGTCGTTCTGAAAAGAAAAAACCAACACTTAAGGTAATGAAGAATAGAGCTTTGAAAGCTGCTAGGAACCTTTTATTTAAAAAGTTGGCGGGTAAACGATCAAAAAATGAGTTGAGCTTTTCTGAAAGATCTAGAATTGAAAAGGTTCTATCAAAAAAACAAGGGAAGATCAAAGCGATTGCTAAAAAGATTTTACCAAAATTAATCCAAAAGGAAAAAGAGAAGCGCGCTAAAAAAGCAGCAGAAAAGAAATAATGAAATCATTTAAAACATTTATTAAAGAAAAGGAAGTCAAAACATTGGTGACTACCTTTGGCCGTTTTAACCCGCCACATGTTGGACACGCCGTAAACTTTAAAGAGTTAGCAGCAGCAGCTAAAAAAGAAAAAGCGGATTATAGAATTTACTCTTCGCAGTCGCAGGACGCTAAAAGGAATCCATTAGGATATGAAGAAAAAATTAAATTTCTTAGAAAGCTTTTTCCTCAACACGCTCGTAGTATTTACTTAGACAAAAAGGTTAAAAACCCATTTGATGTTGCTAAACAAGCTTATGCAGATGGTTATGAGAAACTTGTTATTGCGGTTGGGCCAGATCGTGCGAACGAATTTAAAGATATGTTATTGAAATATAACAAAGAAGGTGGTATATTTTATTTTCCTGCCGGTATTGAAATTGTTGATACTGGAAAGGGTAAAAGGATTTCAAGCGCCACTCTTATGAGAAAGTCTGCAGAAAATAATGACCTTGCAACCTTTGCTAAAAATCTTCCTAAAACATTTAAAGAAGTTGAAAAGTTATTTAATGCAGTAAGGAAAGGAATGGGTTTAAAAGAATCTACCAACTTCCGCAAACATATTGATATAAATCCAAATGAAGCGCGTGAGCGTTTTTTCAATAAGGAAATCTTTAATGAAAATGATAAAGTTATAAGTATAAAGGATAATAAAACTTATACTATTAAAGAGCGCTTTAGTAATTACGTTAGCGCAGCTGATGGCACCACTATTAAAAAGTTTTTTATAACAGATATAATCCCTATTAATGAAAACCCTTAAACTTATAATTTTATCTAGCTATATTTTTATTGGGACGTCGTGTGTTCGTCCTCACTCAATAAACCTGCAAATGGAACAACTTCCAGCCGAAGAATTAGAAACAACTTTAAACCTTAAATGGAAACTTTAACAAACAAATAAAATGAAAAAACTAACAGATATTTTAGAAAACAAAAATGTTATCTTAGACGAGAATAGCGATGCTAGCTTAGAAATCCTATTAAACGAAGCGGATGCCAAACCTCCAGAAAATACTGATGTTGGTATCGTTCTTTCAAGACTATCGGATATGATTTCAATGTCAGATGATTTGTATGATACTGCATCATCACTTGAAGAGATTGATAAGGAAACCGCCGATACTGTTGAATCCACATATAATTCTATTGATGAGTTATACGCTATGTTTGATGATAAGTATGATATCTTTAGATCTGATTTTGATATGGGAGATATTGAAATGGATGAAGATTTCCGTATTAGTTTAGATGATCTATTAAATGAAGCAACTGATGAGTTATCAGAAGCATTCTTACGTTTGCCTGGCCATTTTATTAATAACGAATTATATGGAGTAGAACGAGATCTTAATACTTTTATTAAGGGTTTGAAAAATGGTAATGATGTTAATATGAAAGAGCTTAATAAAATCATTAAGATATTACAAAGCGCTAAGAAGGAAGTTAAGAAATTCAATAAGCCTGAAGATGTTCCTGTTAGTTTTCAATATAAAAAAGAATCTATTGACATTAATGAGTATTTCTCTAAAGCTGACTTGAAACTTATTGATAAGATGTATGACAAGAAGGGTAACCTTACTCCATTGGGAAGAAAGGTAATGAATCATGGTAAGAAGCCAGGTGATAAAGGTTATATCGAAGAAGCAACCCGTCGAAACCAAGGGCTTACTGATTTATTCCATAACCTTGCTGCAGTTGAAAGACAACTACGTCCTAACAGCCCTATTCACAGGTTAGTTGAAAAGACTGCTGAGGGTAATTATACTGCAGAATTTAAGAAGATGCAAAAATTGGTTGCTCCTCTTGTTAAAATGTGGGATGACATTGAAGCGGACTTAGACACAGACTACCCTCGCGAATCTATTGAAGAAGCTGGAGGTGATTGGGTTGTCGTTGATTTAAATACTAAGAAGGTTACGTATGTTAAATCATATGACGCTGCTTCAAAGTATGTGAAGAAGAACGGTGGAGTAATTGCAAGCGCTGAATATTATGCTGATAACAAAAAGAAGTTTGAAAGTGTAGATATTAATGGAGCCACTGAATTAAATGAACGGGAAGATCTCTTTAAGAAATGGAAACAACCTAACAAAGGTAATCCATTTATGTTAGTTGGCGAAAAAATCGGGTTTGATGGTCCAGGCATGATGTTTGGTAAAAAGGATCCTAAGAAACCAATCATTGGTAAGGTAACTAAAGCCTCTGCATCCCAGTTAAGTGTTACTTGGGAAAATGCTAGCAATGACTTGGCACAACGATATAAGGTTATTAATTCCAATGAATTTGAACTTTTGAAATATGAACGCTCAATGGCAATGGATTTACCGCGTGGTGTTATGTACGTGGTTCGTTTAAAGGATCGTTTCAGAGAAGAAAAGGAAATTATTGAAGAAGACAAGTATACCGATCTTGGTTTAAGCGTATCCCATACTCTAAACATGGCTCAAACCTTTTGGTATAAGTTAGGCGGTAAAGCTCAAATTGATCAAAAGAAATATGCTAAGCTTGAAGCTGATTATGTTAAAAGAGGTAAAGTAAAAGTAAAGCTTGATGATATTGGTAAAGTTACATTCAAGAATGTAACACACCATCTGACATTTAAAGATAAGAGTAAAGCAATGTTCCACGTTTCTGATAAACCTGGCACACCAACCGTAATCGGAAACTTCGATGCTCTTGGTGTTAACGGTAAGCGCGGTAATATGTTCCATTCTGCTATTAAAGATAGAGATCTTGATTTAACATTTACAGAATCCATCGAAGAAGCTAAAGTTCCTAAGACAATTGAAATATCGGTTGGTGCATCAATACAAGAAGTGAAGTATACAAAAAAATCTGATATCTGGGAGCCAAAGAATAAGAAATCCCTTAAGATAACAAAAGGCGGTGAATATGTGGTTGTAGATATTGAGGATAAGTATCGAAGTGGTCTTGCTTATATCTTTAAAGCGAATGATAAAACCTATATGATAAATCATAAGGAAGTCAAAAGAGTAAACGAATCCATTGAAGAAGCCGTTTCTAGTTCAGCACTTTCAATTCTAAAGAAGGTTGGTTTTAAAGAAGCTCCAGTAGATAAGACAACAACAAAGGTTGTTAATTCTCTTTCTGGTAAAAAACTTAAACTGACTCAACTGTTTGGTATATCAATGCGAGCTGGCAAGTGGGCTGATATCTTTGTCGGTTCTACCGAAGATGGCAAATATTTTGTGGTTGATCCATCTGGAACTACTATCTTTAATAAAGAATCTGAGTTAGTAACTGCTTTAAAGTCTGCCGCACTTGGTGAATCTATCAACCATTTTTTAAAGGGTGGTAAAGACCTTAACGACATCATTGGTTAATCTATAATAAACCTTATATATATTATATAAGGTTAATATGACAAAGGAAAATAAAAAATTAAATTTAAACAATTTCTCATTATACGCAGCTCAACATTATACTAATCCAAGAGTATTAAACGTTGACGAATTTTATGAAGATTTGAATAAATTTAAATATGTAAAAAAATTATTTACTAAATATAAATCCACCGGTGACTTAAAAGAAAGATTAATATTAAATCATATAATTTCAATATATAATGTTTTTAACATTGAGGCGGCAACTAAAATGTGCTTTTTTAAAATGGATGAAGAATCTTATCCTGCGTTAAAAACATTCTTGTTATACTTAAACTATATTCAAGAGCATGAATTTATAAATATTCCATGTGATCTATACGTTGTAAAAAAACTAAATAAAATATAAAACTAGTGGGATTCTTATTCAAAGCAGCCGATACATTTTTTGCCTTACGATTTTTAAGGTTATTAACCATGCCCTGGACAAAAACTGGAGCGTTTCAAAATGGTATTATAGACAAAGATGGTCGGGTAATTAAAAAGCCAGAGACTCCTAAGGAAAAGGAAGTGTATAACTTGTTTCATAAATTAGTTTTTAATATTAAACGGTTATTAAATAAACTTCCATTTGGAAAATCAACTATTGCCAGTTATGCAGCCGGATTATATTTGATTAAGGAACATACCGGAATGTCAGAGCTATTAATCGGAGAGCTTCTAGAAGAAGCGTTTGGTTATAATCCAACAACCAATATTGATTTAAACGAAACCATTGAAGACTGCCAAATTCAATCTGGTAATTATATTTTAAATGAAAATTTGTTTTTTGCCAATGGCGATATGCTTGCTCCAATGGGAAATGCAACGCTGACAATTAATGAAAGCTCTACTAATATGATTGGAACTATATTTAATATTCCAATTTATAAAGCAAAGGATAATAAAACCAACCAATTCGTTTTGGTTACCACTAACAACATAACAAAAATATAAAAATGGATATTAACGAGACAAACGAAGATACGCCAAGTATGACGACATCTACTACAGCAACCACCGATGGAGGACCTTCTAAGAAAGGCTCATATAATCAATATAACCAAGGTGATAATTGGAAAATTTTTGATGTTGATACGGATTGCTTTGAAAAATTTAGAAGTGGACGTAAGAAGTTCGAAAGATGGGCCCGATTTTTAAACATGGACAATGAAACACATAAATCAATTTATGACTATGCTTCAAAGCATTCAAAAAATACTATAGTTTTGCGTTGTTCAGAATCAGGTGCTCTTCGTGCAATCAGGCGTCGTTCTAGCAACGGTCTGTAAATAACCACAGTTTGTTATTTACAAATCGCTTAGTTATGATATAATTATACTATCATAACGAAATCAACCCGTGCCTGTAATAAGCACAAAACCACAAAACTATAGTAACCTAAATGAGCAATCCCACAATCTTTGATGAGCAGGTAAGCAGAAAGCCTAATCATTATCCATGGACCGAAGCCTTTATTGAAAGCATGCACAATGGCTTTTGGACTGATAAAGAATTTAGTTTTAAAAGCGATATCCATCAATTTAAAACGGTCCTAACCGAACAAGAACAAGAGATTATTATTCGTGATCTAAGCGCGATTGGTCAAATTGAAGTTGCTGTAAAAACATTTTGGGCTAAGCTTGGAGAGAACCTTCCACACCCATCTCTACAGGATCTTGGCTATGTTATGGCCAATACTGAGGTTATTCATAACAATGCTTATGAACGTCTTATTTCTATTTTAGATATGGAGGATGTGTTTGAAGAGAATCTTAAATTAGATTTTATTCAAGGACGAGTTAATTATCTTAAGAAGTATACTCACCGGTTCTATAAAGATAGTAAAAAACAATACTTATATGCTATTACCTTATTTACTTTGTTTGTTGAGAACGTTTCGTTGTTTAGTCAATTCTACGTTATTAACTGGTTTGCTCGTTATAGAAACGTTTTAAAAGACACTGATCAACAAGTAAAATATACTCGTAACGAAGAGCGTATTCACGCAATGGTTGGCATAAAAATCATTAATACTATTCGTGAAGAACTTCCTGAGTTATTTGATGAAGAACTTGAAGAGCGTATTGTTGCTGCAGCGCATGAAGCATTTAAAGCTGAATCTAAAATTATTGATTGGGTTGTTAATGGTATTGACGAAGAAGGTTTATCTGCTCCACTTCTAAAAGAGTTTATTAAGAATAGAATTAATGCAAGCATGGGTGATATTGGTTTTCAAAAGCCATTTGAAATTGACGAAAAATTGCTTGAATCTACTATGTGGTTTGAAGAAGAACTTCATGGTAATAATATGACTGACTTCTTCCATAGCAGACCTGTTGAATATTCTAAAAAGAGCCAATCTTTTGATGAAAGCGACTTGTTTTAATATGTATATATAATTTAACAAATGATTGATAACGAATTAAACATTGAATGGCTAAATCGCGATTCTCGTAAATTTCTTGAAAGAGGTTACTTAATTGAAGGCGAAACACCAGAACAAAGGATGCGTGATATTTCTACTCACGCTGAAACACTTTTAGGTATTAAAGGGTTTGCTCTTAAATTTGAAGATTACTTACATAAAGGCTTTTATTCTCTTTCCAGCCCTATTTGGAGTAACTTTGGTAGAACTCGTGGTTTACCTATTAGTTGTTTTGGATCTTATATTGAAGATACTCTTGAATCTATAACAGGCCATAAGCTTGCTGAAATTTCAATGATGACAAAACATGGCGGAGGTACATCTGCTTACTTTGGCGCATTACGTGGACGAGGCGCAAAGATTGGCGAAGATCAAGGGACAAGCACAGGCGCTGTTCACTTCATGGAACTATATGATAAGTTGATGAATGTCGTATCACAAGGGAATGTCCGCCGTGGATCCTTTGCAGCATATCTTCCAATTGATCATCCAGATGTTGAAGAGTTTCTTAAGATCAGAGGAGACGGCCATGAGATTCAAGATATGTCAATTGGCGTTTGTGTATCAGACGACTTTATGAAAACAATGGTCGAAGGCGACAAAGAGAAACGTCGTATCTGGGGATTGGTTATCAAGAAACGTTTTGAAAGTGGTTATCCATATATCTTCTTTACGGATAACGTAGAAAATCAAAAGCCACAAGTTTATAAAGATAAAGATAAACACATCCATGCAAGTAACCTTTGTAATGAAATTTACTTAAGTGCTGATAAAGATGAAAGTTTTGTATGTAACCTCAGTTCATTGAACTTAGAAAAATGGGATGAGATTCAAGAGACTGATGCTATCGAAACATTGATTTATTTCCTTGACGCAGTAATGACAGAGTTCATTGATAAAACCAGAGGAATGCCATTTATGGATTGCGCCAGAAGATTTGCTAAAAACCAACGAGCTCTTGGATTGGGTGTATTGGGATGGCATAGTTATCTTCAATCTAAAATGATTGCATTTGAAAGTCTTGAAGCTCAGTTACACAATACTCAGGTATGGTCAACGATTCGAACAAAGGCTGATAAAGCAACTGCCGAACTTGCTGAGATATTTGGTGAACCTAAACTACTTGAAGGTTATGGTAAAAGAAACTCAACGACATTGGCGGTTGCTCCAACGACTTCTTCTAGCTTTATTCTTGGGCAAACCAGTCCAAGCATTGAACCACTTAATAGTAATTACTTTACAAAGGATTTGGCCAAGGGTAAATTCACATTTAAGAATTCACATCTAAAAGAATTACTAAGACAAAAGGGTATGGATACTCTTCAGGTTTGGAAAGACATCTTAGAGCACGGCGGATCTGTTCAACATATTGAAGGATTAACCGAAGAAGAAAAGGACGTATTTAAAACGTTCGGAGAAATAAGCCAAAGAGAGATTGTTCTTCAGGCAGCTCAACGCCAACAATTTATAGATCAAGGACAAAGTTTAAATATTATGATTCACCCTAAAGCGAAACCAAAGGACGTAAACGAACTAATGATATTTGCATGGGAGAATGGGATTAAAGGTATGTACTATCAACGAAGTGCAAACCCTGCTCAGGAACTAGCTAGATCGTTGATGACATGCAAAACGTGCGAAGGATAAAATGACAGACAAATATAGATGCATTCGGTGTAAAATTTCATATGACGTTTTTTGGGACGATCGCGCAGAGATCTATTATTCAGGAGTAGAAGATACTGACGAAGACATCAATGACTTAACTGAATGCCACGAACCTGAGCATTGCCCATTCTGCGGATCTCACCTTCATGACGATATGGTTAGTGATTTTGATGAATAAATGCATTTTCCTCACTAGTTTTGTGGGAAAACTGATATATTATCCCAATATATTATAGTCTTCAAACCCTTATTCTACGGGGGTTCCAGAACAAAATGCACATTTTGTGAATTATTTTATTTACAAATGTGCCTTTTTATGGTATAATATAACTACAGAGAGGGACACCAACCAACCCGATCAACCACCACAAAATGTACAAATACACTTATACCGAACACCAGCAGAATCCCCCTTCACTTGGAGGCGATTGGGAATGCGGCACCGAGACCACGATCTGCTTCTCAAGAAGCCCAAAGAAGGCCTGTAAGTTGGATGGCACGGTTCTCCGCAAATTCGAGGGCGTCGATGGATGTCCAATCATGAGCTTCGAAAAGCTGGAGCTCAATGGTAAGGTCATTTTCGATCGCACTCACTAATAACCAAAACGACCATGATTCATATAGCCGAACTTTTTACCGCCATTCTCATCCTCGCCGCATCATTCATTACTTTGATCGCTTTCACGGCCTAACCACAACCAACTAATATATTATGACAATAAAACCAAATCGCACTCACTGCTACAGATTTACTGTAGAGATGGACAATGAAGAAGATATGAAATCTCTGGCCACGTTCAGAAAATCATTCTATGGGACTAACAAATATGTAAAATGTCAAGGCCGTTGGGGTGAGAATAACCCTAATTATAAAAGAAGCTGCAACTTCCTAGGACAGACGCGATCGTTCTGCCCAGTTTCACTTGCCTCACATTGCGACGTTTACGTTTACTTTCGATAAGACATGAATTTAATAAGAATCACCCTTATGACGATAGTCTGCGCCATCTTTTGGTACTGGGTAGTAAGATTAATATTACTAATTTTTTAAGATGAAATCAATAATATTACAAAAACTATTAACTGAGTTTCCTCACTCACAGAATGTTGAAATCGACGGAAAGGTAAAGAGTATCCCAGAACTAACTGAGGAAAACTTTTGGACCTTAATTAAAAGCCACAACGAACTTGTTGAAAAGTTCAATTACGCTATTCACAATTTAAATACAGAGTGTAAAGAACTAAGAAATAAACTAAATCAAAAATAAAAACCATTAATTATATTATGAAAAAAACAACCAGCGCTAAATTCGAAAAACTGAAAGCCAATATTGCTAAACTTGAACTTCAAAAGGGAGATAAAACTAACTTTGGCTCAGTTGTTAAAGTAGGCGAAACAGGAATCACTTTTAAGAATACATACTCACCAAAGACAAGAATCCTGTTTATCCAACGCAAGTTTGGAAGAAACGAATATGTATTGAATGACCTAATTAAACTTTAATTATGAAAGAAACAAATTACACTACAAACATTAAGGCCGGTGATTCTGTGATGGTTAACGGTATGCAAATTATCGTTAATGAGAATTGCGGAAACGGCTGCTTTTATGGAACAGATTGTGATGGCGATGAGATCGAATTCGCCACCGAAGAAATCTTAGCAGTTGTTCCAGATTAATATAATAATATGGAAAAGATAGAAGAGCTAAAACAAAAGTATATTTTTGACCGTTTGGAATGCCTTAAGTGGGATTCAAAATATTACAAATATAAAAACACAAAGCTATCATCAGAGCTTGAAAAGAGCGAAGCTAAGCTCGTTGATATTTTAAAAGAGATTCGTGAACTTGAAAGTCTCCGTGTTAGACCAAAGAAAAATAAATAAAACGGGGGTGTAAAAGAATTCGACGCTAGTTTCGGCTAACGGACCCGGGCGCGATACCCGGCACCTCCACCATTTAAAATAAAAACACCCGCTCTGAATTAAACCAGGGCGGGTGTTTTTCTAAATATATATATATCTTACTTAACGTTTGGCTCGTCTTTTTCTGTTGAGTATTCTGCTAAAAACTCTCTTAATTCATTAATGTCATTTGCGTTTAAGCTCATGAATGTTCTTCGGGCCGAACCAGATGTGCGGCTTTCACTAACCTTTTCAATCTCTAAACATTTACGAGTGCCTAACTTTGATTCCAATTCATCAGGGCCAATAAATTCAAGAAGCTTAAATGTGGAGTTTGCATGTGTTCCTCCATCTTCCCATCCAGCCAATTCGGTTTTTTCAAGCAGAACCTTTGCTTCTTCTTTAATGGGTTTACCCTCAAGAATCGCCTTAGCCGCATCTTCAAGCCTTTTGTTTTTATTTGATAGATTCATATATTAAATTTTTTCTATTGAAGTAATGTTTGGATAGTTTGGTTTATTACTTAGAACTACTTTAACTTTATCTCCTGCTTTATACTTCTTGCTAAGCTTTGGATCAAAACCGAATTCGGCTTTCATACCGCTCTTGTTTTTCTTGTCATACCCTTTGAAAGTCATAACCCAGGCTTTACCAAACTTACCAGGCGATCTTTGAACTTGTGAAACGCTAGAAATCGTAAGATCCAATTCCTTTCCGAGATTCTTATTAAGAAAATCATCGTGAATAATTGCATTCTCACTCATAATTGCCTTTGCCGCTTCTTCAAGGCTGTTATTTCTATTTGATAAGTTCACTTGATCTTATTTAAAAGTTTTTGTAGAACGTCAACGTCAGACATATTAAGTTCAATATACTTTTTGCCAATTGTAATTTGTACCATTTTACGTGTACCAATTTTATCTTCAAGATCCTTTGGACCAGCAAATTGTGTTAGTTCAGCATATTCATTGGCAGTTCTTCCAGCACTAGTCCAAGCTTTAATTTTAGTAGCTTCATCAATTTCAACACCTTCTTTAATCTTTTTACCTTTAAGCTTCATTAAAACTTTAATGATAACCTTTGGGCCAAAGCCCGCTTGCATTAGAGCGTTATTAATATCTTCCCAACGATAGGCGTCACCGTTAACTTCTTGAAGAGTTTCTTCAATTTCAATAGTGTTGCCTTCGAGAATTGCTTTAGCAACATTTTCTAAAGCTTCATTTTTATTTGATAGGTTCATTGTTTATTATATTTATGTATAGTTATTTATAAAAGTTAATCCTTTTCAGCATCTGCGCCTTCACGAGTTTTCTTTGACATTTTTATTGCCCAATCAACGCCAGGATCGCCACCCCAACCAAGCCAGGCCATATATCCATTATCTGTCCATGGGCGGTCTTTCTTTTCAGGGGAAATTTTAGAGTTTTTTCTATGCCTATTAAATGATGCCATTCTTTTTAATATATCATAAGAGATCTCATCTCCATCAGCAAGTTGGCGAGCTCTTACCCATCCAGTGCGAGTCATTGCTTTAACTTCATTAGGGTATTGCTCTTTCCATTTAATAGCTTTCTTTGCAGCCGCAACCGCACCAGCAGGAGGCTGAAACTTTCTTTCTTCCTCTTTGATAAAATCTTTAAACGGGATCATATTAATGTTATTTATAATGTTGTATATATAAATTAGAGTGTGGACATATAACGGTAAAGAATTTACAACTGAGATGATCGAGGATTATGTTGGGTTTGTTTACTTGGTAACTTTCGATGATGGAATGAAATATATCGGAAAGAAAAAATTCTGGAGTAAGGTGACTCGCCCTCCGTTAAAAGGAAAGAAAAGAAAGCGCAGATCTTTAAAGGAATCTGATTGGAAAACTTACTGTGGATCAAGTGAAGCTGTTAAAGAATTGATAGAAGAGAATGGCTTAGATTCTGTCAAACGAGAGATATTACACTTATGTAAAGGAGCAGGAGAACTCTCCTACATGGAAACAAAGGAACAATTTGATAGAGAAGTTTTATTACGCGAGGATTATCACAATGGCATTATCGGCTGTCGTATTCATCATTCTCATGTAAAGCGGCTTAAAAAACAATGAAATATAATGCAATAATAGTATTTACAAACCCTCAATTTTAGTATATAATATTAATAACAAAGTAAACAATATATGATAATTATCGACTTCTCAGCAATATCAATCGCATCAGTATTTTCTCAACCAGCAAATACTTTAGATGAATCCATGATTCGCCACTTTATTCTTAATTCATTAAGGATGTATAATGTAAAATACAGATCAGAATATGGCGAGATGGTTATCGCTTGCGACCATAAAAGTTGGCGCAAATCCGTTTATCCAGAATATAAAGCGTCTCGTAAAAAAACCCGAGAGAAAAGTAATATTGATTGGACAGAAGTTTTTGGTATGATTGATAAAGTAAAACAAGAGCTTATGGAGTTTTTCCCTTATCCTGTGGTTCATGTTAATGGTGCAGAAGCAGATGATATTATTGCTACACTTGTTGAAAGCACTCAGGAGTTTGGTAAACATGAAAAGGTAATGATTGTTAGTTCTGATAAAGACTTTATTCAATTGCAGAAATATTCAAATGTTAAACAGTTTAGCCCAGGCCAAAAGAAAGCAGTTACCGATCCTTCTCCTGCGATGTATTTGTTCGAGCATGTTCTTAGAGGCGACGCTGGTGACGGCGTTCCAAACGTTCTATCAAGCGATGATACTTTTGTTACAGCAAAACGCCAAACTCCTTTAAGTAAAGTTAAGATTAAAAAATGGCATGAAGAATCAAAGACTAAAGATCTAAAAGATGTCCTTGACGAAAATACATATAGGAATTACATACGTAACCAAACTATGATTGACCTATCAAAGATTCCCAGCGAAGTAGTGCAAGATATCCAAGCCGAGTATCAAAAAGAAGAAAACCAAAAAAATGATAATTCAAAGATACTGAATTATCTAATTCAAAATAGATGCAACCAGCTCGTAAATTGTGCTGATGAATTCTTTATAAAATAATATAACAACTATGAAAAACCAAACATCGAAAAAATTTGTAACGCGTTTACCGCATGAAACTCTTGAAAAAGTTCAGGCGTCCAATAATGTTAAAGATCGAGTAAAAATCCTACAAGATGATGCTACCTTTGCTTTGAAGACAATTCTTCAAGTTAACTTTAGAGAGGATATTACTTTTGATTTTCCAGAAGGAGCGCCTCCTTATAAGAAAGATGAAAGCAATGTCCCTGGGCAACAATATAGATCTATTGAAAAATCAATTTCATCATTAAAAAATCTAGTAGCACAAAATAAAGCAGTTCCTACTTTTAAAAAAGAAGCAGGCCTTATTAGATTGCTAGAATCAGTTCATCCAAAAGATGCAGAGATTCTAATTGCAATGAAAGATAAAGATCTTAAAAGTCTATATAAAGGTATTACTTTGTCAACCGTTCAAAAGGCATTTCCTAATTTAAAGTTAGTTGCAGAATAATATGACATATGAATATACATGTTTAAGCTGTGAAGAACGATGGGATGGCCGTTATCCTGTAGATGATAGAGATATACCTTTAAGTGAGCCTTGCCCAAAATGCGGAGTTGAAGGACAGGTTAAAAGAGTTCCAACCGCGGTTCGAGTTTCATATGAAGGTTTTCAAAGCCCTATTACAAGAGCTGGTGGAGAATGGAATGACGTGCTTAAATCTATTAAAAAGGGAGCAGGTAAAAAATCCACTATTGAAACTAAATAATGTCTCTACGATCTTTATTATCAAAACCAATTAGAGGGACTACTTTTAATCATTTACCTACTTCAATTGGTTATGATGATTTGGTTTGCGAAACTAAAACATCTGGCAGAAAATATATAACTCCAGAAGGAACCGCATATCCAAGTATTACAACTGTTCTCGGTTCTTTAAGTAAAGAAGGAATCGAAGCTTGGAAGAAACGAGTGGGCGAAGAAGAAGCTAATCGAATTTGTCAACATGCATGCACTCGTGGAACAGCTATGCATGAAGCTATTGAGAGATATCTTAATAATGAAGAAGACTGGTTTACTCCAAATGAGATGCCAAACGTTAAAGCGCTGTTTAATGCGGTTCGCCCGATTCTTGATGAAAGAGTAACTAATATATATTTACAGGAAGGCGCTCTTTATTCTGATCATTTAAAACTTGCGGGCCGTGTTGATTGTATCGCTGAGTTTGATGGAAAGCTTTCAATCATTGATTTTAAAACCGCAAGACAAGCTAAGAAGAAAGAATATATTAGTAGTTACTTTATGCAAGCTTCTGCATATGCTATTATGTTTGAAGAAAGAACTGGTATACCAATAACACAAACAGTAATTCTAATGGCTGTTGATGATTCGCCCACACCAATCGTATTTAAAGAGAAACGCGATAACTATACAAAACAATTAATTGAAACTATACAAAACTACTATGACACAACCCGATAACAATAAAAGAAATGAAAGTGAACCATCATTAAAAGAAATAATATCGCCACGCCGTAACGATCCATTCGTTACTGACTATGGTACAATTTCTGATTTTTATATTTCATCTCAGATCGGTCCAGCTTCAGATTATATTGATTGGTTTCAAAGGATTCGTGCATCTCGTGAATCGGATATTCTTCGCTTCCATATTAATTGCACCGGTGGGGATTTATTTACAACCATTCAATTTATACAAGTTCTTTCAGAGACTAAAGCAACAGTTGTTATGTGTGTTGAAGGTTCGTGTATGTCAGCCGCAACTCTTCTATTTTTAATGGGAGACGAATTTACAGTATCTGATCATAGTGTATTTCTTTTCCATAACTACTCAGGTGGTGTTGTTGGAAAGGGCGCAGAAATTTATCATGGAGTAATGCATGAAAGAAAATGGACTGAAAAGCTATTACGTGAAGCTTATGAAAACTTTCTTACTGAGGAAGAAATTTCCCAACTTCTTGAAGATAAAGATATTTGGATGGATGCTCAAACCGTCGTTACCAGGTTAAAAGAAAAAGGAACAAAGAGTGATGATACACTAGTCAAGCCAAAAAAGAAAACGTCTAAAAAGAAAACCACTAAGAGAAAAACAATTAAAAAGAAATCATAATGAAACATACAAATATTAATAAACCAGATTACCACTTTAAACGGCGCTTAGCTTTTGGTATATTGGATGCAGTTGGCAAAGAAGAGTTAGATGAATTTCAAAAGGAGATTATGATTGATATTTCGGCTGAGTATGAATTTATTAAAAACAAAACTAGCAATTTATCAAAAATGCAACGCGATCAAATTGAACAAGCATATGTGGGTATTCAAAATACTTTAGCAAATCAAGAAGAAGACCAATTAAAAGAGGTGGAGGAAGAAGAGTAATGAAAACTTTAATATTAGCAACAAGTAAATTTTGCGGTCCTTGTAAACTTTTAAAAAGTGAGTTTGAAAAGAAAGGTATCGATATAGAATATAAAGATTCTATTGAAGATGTAAACTTTTTTATTGAAAATAAAATTAAAAGTGTGCCGACATTAGTGTTAATAAACGGTGATAAAATTATTGGAGCTGAAGCTATTATGAAAAGTTTGAAGGAACATTATATTTGATAAATAATATTATATCAAAGGTGACGTTGATATATTAATTCACTTATAATATAAATAATACTATGTCAACCAATATCGATTTGCATGCCGACAAAGGCAGCACTTTTTCTGTGGCCGTCAATGTTGAAAACAAAGACGGCTCTGCTTTTGATTGTACCGGCTACAATGTTAGAGGACAAGTTAGGAAAACTTATAAATCCGAATATGGAGTAAACCTTTCATGTGATTATATTGATCAAGCTGATGGTCTTATAGGTTTATCATTGACCTCAGAAGAAACCGCTGCTATGAAGGCCGGGCGGTATTATTATGATGCTGAGATTTTTAGTGACAGCGGCACAGTAATTAGAGTTTTAGAAGGTATCTTCGAAGTTAGCCCACGTGTTATTAGTGAGACTTCGGACTTGGGGCTGGGCGATAATACCGATCCAGTACCCGATTCGCATGCACTTAGGAGAGACAATCCTCATCAAGTTGCTCCTGATCAAATTGGACTAGGCAACGTAGATAATACAGCCGATGCAACCAAACCCGTATCTGGACCAACACAAGCTGCTTTAAATTTAAAAGCAGATCAATTAACTACATATACTAAAACAGAAGTTGATACAAAAGTTACTAATTTAATTGATTCCGCGCCCGGTGCATTAAATACTCTTAATGAATTGGCTGAGGCTCTTGGCGATGACGAGAATTTTGCATCTACTGTCAACTCGGCTATTGCTAGTAATTCAAGTGGAATAACAGCTTTAAACAGTCATGCCTTAAGTAAAACCAATCCGCATGATGTTTCTTTAGAACAGTTAACTGATGTTGATTTTCTTTCAAATCCGCCGGCGCAGGGCCAAGGTATTCTCTATGATACAGATTCTCAAACATGGGTAGCTGCAGATATTGAGGGTGGTACAGGAACAGGTGGCCCAGTAGAATTAACTGACCAAACTCATTCTATATATGTTTCTAAGACTGGTAATAATATTAACCAGGGTTTAAATATTGATGATGCAAAATTAACAATAACCAGTGCTGTGAATGCAGCGCAAACTTTAATAGCTGAACCAGGGTTTGTAGGAAGTGTAAGAATTGATGTTTTAGATGGTGGCAGATACTTTGAAGGAAATGTAAACATTTCAGATAACATTCACGTGTTTGCGCCAACATCAACATTTATTGGAAACCTTACTATTGGTAATAATTCATCCTGTGTTATTGATACTCATTATGCCGACACAAACACACCTGGCTCCACTTTAGTTAATTTTGTTAATGCAACAAATTCTTACTATACTGCTAATACTTTAGATATGCGAGGTGAAGCCGGTTCACAAACCGGTGGCATTGGTATTAGGTCTGAACAGAGTATTAACAGGTGTAAAGTAAATATTGGCGAGATTTATATTCCAACTGACGCAAAAGGATATCAAAGTGATGAAGACGGTAATTTAACTTTTGGCAGAGTAAATCTTACAGGCGATAACTCATTCGCGTTTTACTTATTTGGCGTAGATGGAAATGCAAAAACTGATATAACATGCGGGGAAATTATTGCATCTCCAATAGGCAGTAATACTATGGCCGTTTACTGTAATACTGATAATTCAAAAACAACTTTAATATGTGGCCAGATAGATGTAGCTAAAGTTTATTCTATACCAAAGGCAACAGCTGAACTTTATATAATTTGCCCTAAAATTA